TGGGATTTGCAGCTAAAGAAATTATCCCAACTCTTAAAGATGTAGGCGATGTAACTGCTGGTATTGGTATCGGTGGTGGACGTTTTGAACGAATTATTCATAACCTTGCACAAGTTAGAACTCAAGGTAAATTAACAGCTAGAGAATTACGAGATTTTGCTGTTAATGGAGTTCCACTTTTGGATTCTCTTGCTACTTCCATAGCAGGTTTGTCTCCAAATCTTATGGAGGCTAGAGCACAAATACACGATATGATTCGTCGTGGTCAAGTTTCTGATATGCAAGTTTTGCGTGCCTTTAGAAAAATGAGTAGTGCTGGTGGTCAATTTGCTGATCTAATGTTTAAACAAAGTAAAACCTTTCTTGGCATGCTTAGTAACATTAGAGACTCCTTGCTTATTACAGCTAGAGAAATAGGCCAAGTGTTTATGCCTCCGTTAAAAGCAGTGGCCTCAAAAGTTTTAGAGTTGTTAGACCTATTTAGGTCTATGGACCCCACAGTTAAACGTGTTACTGCCGTTTTGTCTCTTATGGGATTAGCTGGAGGAGTTGCTTTAACAGCTATGTCAGTGGCTGCAATAGCTCTTGGAGCTGCTATGTTATTTTTAGGTCCAGCAATTAAAATGTTTACTACTTTTACAACTTTGTTGTTAAGTTCACAACTTGTTTTTGCTAGCATAGCTTCGGTATTTGGAACAATCGCAAGTACAATTTTAACACTAATAAATCCGCTGAGTGTAATTATAGTTCCTGTAGTTTTAATTGCTAAGGCTTTTGCATTTATGGTTACACCTTTAGGGTTAGTTGTAGCTGGAATGGCAGGTTTAGCTGTTATAGCTCTCAAGGTAAAAAACTCGTTTGGAGGTTGGGCAGAGTTATTAAGTGCAATAAAAGACGCGGCATTTAATTTTGCAAAAAATGTTGTAGGATTTTTCTGGAACATAAGAGAAAATTCAGCAATAATTTTAACTTGGCTATCAACAAATTGGCGTACTGTACTTGGAGATGTAGCAACTTTTTTAGTTGAAAGTTTAAAACTAGCTGGTCCTGTTGTAGTACAAAATTTCTTGGTAGTTTCAAAAGCTATCCTAAGAATGACGTCAATTTTGTTTAACAGTGTTTCAGAATTGGCTTTAAAAACTTGGAAATACATGTGGTCTCAGTCATTTATTGAAACTGCAAAAAACGCAATGCTAACTTTGACCGTAAAACACATTATTCCATTTTTTATTGCCTTGCGCAGAGCTTGGGACTCTTGGAAATTTGACCCGTTAGATGAATGGGTAGATGCTGCTACAGGACCAGGAGGCACACTTGGTAGATTAACAGATGAGTGGGAACAAATGTGGAAAGACATGAAGTCTATTACATTAGCTGAACTTGATTTTGACGGACCAGAATTAAATCTTAGCTTAGATGGTTTATTCAAGGGGGTTGAAAACTGGGCACCTGAGATGAACGATTTGTTTGAAAAACCTAAAAATGACGTAGAAACAATAAATAAGTTATTGTTTAAAATGAGTCATTATTTTGGAGATAAAGATTTTCATATTAGTCAACAAGGTTTAGATTTTGGTGTTCAAAAATCCGGTATGACCCCTGGAGTTCTTAACCCAGAGGTAGATACAGCAGAGTATATTGGTGGTGGTGGAATACCGCTTACAGGAACTGGCGATCCCATGATGGGAGCATTTGCTGGAGTTCCCAGTATGTCTGATATCCTAGCTATGCCTGACTTACACGATCCACTTACAGATTTTGATAGTTATGGCACTGGTGCAATGCTCATGGAGCCAAATACAGACTTAGAAAATTTAATTGACGATACTATGGGAGCAGCTCAAGAAGGAGCAACTACTGTATTAAACACTGTAGATGGAGCAGTAAGTACTGCTAAAGATTGGTTTGATACTACCATGGATTGGGTAGGTCAAACTATGACAGAGTCTGAAAGACATGCACCAATGACACCTGTTGAGCGAGGTTATGGATCTGGTTCTGGACAAGCAGCTGATCATCACACCTATCAGTCTGTTCATGCCATGGTACAGGATCTACAAAGTGAGTTAGGTCTGACCATGTCAACTGATGAGTACGGACTAATGTTTGGCGGTACAACCTATTCGAGTGATGGACGACACACTGATGGCGATATGGGGGCTATCAATACTCCATTTCCATCTGGACCACTACAAGGAATGACCCAAAGTGTAAGAGATCAAAATCATAGTGATTTTATCCCTCAGCATGTACTAGACGCTGCTTACGATGAAGTTTCTGGAGCATCTTCTGGTGGAGACCCCAATTTAGTCGATACCCAACATGAGCTAGATTTGCTTGATGAAGCATTAGCAAAGAGAATAAAGATATATTTGGATGTTTATAAAGAGGAATTTTTGAAATACATAGCCCCACCTCCAGGGACAAATTCTTACATTGACGAAAAGTTCTATGGAATAACTCCTGGTGATGTTGGTCCTGGACCTGAATACAATCCAGGAAATACAGGGTTTATGCCTGGTGTCACTGGAGGACAATTTGCAAGTTATGGTCCTTACACTCCTCAAGTTATTGGGGGTCCAGCACCTGATACCTATGGCGGAGTTCCTGGATCTATGTCTACCTTCGATTCAGACTTAGGAACTATGGCAACTAACTCAATACTAAGCAGTATCCTTCCGTCTTGGATGGCTCCTGCTGTAGACTATTTAAACCCAGCAAACGCCGCTACAAATGCTCAGCCTATTACGGGACAACAACAAGCAGAAAATTTAAATACTCCAGGCGTGTTAGACAGATTAGATATTTTAATTGGAGTTACAGAAGCTAACGGTCCAAACGCACCAAATCAAGTAGAAGATTTAGGAATTTTATAATGGCTCAAACATTTCAAATAAATATAGGACATCCAAAATCAACATCTCTAAATATAGATGCTGAATTTCACAGAAAATACACCTCTGAGTATCAAATTTACACAGAAAGAAACACAAGTCCTTTAGATGTTAGAGCAATGGAGCAATTGCCGCAATATGGAGATGTGTATAGTTGGTACGGTTTTGTAGATTCTTGGGCTTTTTGTCGGGACATCTCTGTTAATCGTAAAGCCGAAATAAAAGATCCAAATACTGCAGAGATAAGAACTTTATGGACGGTTAAAGTAGTACACGACAGCAAGCCTACAGGTGGCAGCAATGACTTTCAAGGACGTAATAATCCATTAGACGATCCTATTGTTGTCTCTGGAGGATTTGGAGTATTTAAACAAGAGGTTTCTACTGATAGATTTGAAAATCCAATTGTTAACGCAGCAGGAGATCCATACAATCCTTCCCCAGAAATTGACGAAGCTGTAGATACACTTTCTATGAGTTACAACACAGCTACTCTTGATTTAGCATTAAGAGCAGAAATGATAGGTAAAGTTAATGCTAATGTTATGTGGGGATTAGAACCAAGACGAATAAAACTAACACAATGGAACTACCAAGTGTTAAGGTCTGGTCCTGGTTTTGACTACATTAAACACGATTTTGAATTTCAAGTTTCTTTTAAGTTACATCCAACTGACGCAGCATTAGTAGCTAGAGGACCAGTTGGAGTAAGAGGTTATTATCATACACTACCTAATTCTGGAGAACTCTTTTTCAAAGAAGATAATTCACAAGTAATACCTGGTTCTGATCCCCCAGAAACTACTAATCGTTATGAAGAGAACATGGGTAAATGGGGAATTGATGACGTACCTCTTAGTATCAAAGGAATGTTGCAACCTAATGGACTCAAAAGAGACAGTGGTCCTATGCTCTATAATGTTTTTGAAGTAGACGAACAAATAAATTTTGGTTTAATTCCAAGAATGCCTACCGTGTCCCTCCCTGGACCTTTCGCATAATGACAACGAATGACGTAAACAATCGAGGTAATGTTTTAAGCGACAAAGCAATTAGTCAGCTTAAAGATTTGCCCCGTGTAATAGATAGACAAATTAAATATTTGCTTAGTAGGCAAGGGTCTGATCCTGTACATAGCGATAGACTTGTACGCATAGCTCAAACTGTTTCTCAAGATTTTGCTTACCCTTTAGGTTCTGTTAACAAATACGAAGTTAAAC